GTTAAAAGAAACTGGTATTTAATTAATGCAAATACTGCTCAGGCTTAACCGCTGTTAATACCGTCGGGGCATGTTCAAACAAACTAAATAATTCACGTAACGCACGGAATAATTTTTCACGCCAGTAGCAATCTTTGTTGTCAATACGCCAGTAGGGCTGATTAAATTCAAGCTCAGTTAATCCGGCATGTAGAAATAAAGTTCGGCGCTGAGCAACGGTTAAAAACTCAATATACGCTGACTCACTGGCTCCGACCTGACGACGTTTAGAAAATGCGCCCCGGAGTTCATCAATCGCGCAAGCCAAGCGCTCGCGTTCGAAGTCGTTCATTTCCTCGAAACGTGTCATCGCATGACGTTGTTTTAACTGCGCATGAAAACAGATAGTCATGCGATCGCGTTCCATCAGTTGATTGTAGAAGCCGCAGGTATCCTGCCAACGAGACTTCGCAAGATGTTTACCAATAACTACACGCAAAGCGACAGGCTGTTTTTGAACTAACGCAAGAGTCATGACCGTCATAATGCTAAACCTCGGGATTTGATATAGCGCTTAAAGTCGGCAAGGATGCCCGTCTTACGGGTGCGGATGATGATGCCCTTACGACCGCGACCATGTGTGATGTGGAAGTTAATCGGGTTTGGGCTTTCGTTACGGAGTAACTGAGCAATGCAGCGGGGTTCATTCATTAAGCAGGCTCCCCCAATCCTAACCACATGAGCCAACCGTCGCGGATTTCTTTAGGACGACTGTCATAGGCCATTTTCATGCCCTTATTCCATGCAGGAAGGTAAACCCAGTATTCCCCTGCTCGGCCACTGGTTGATTGGGGATCGGTCATCTCAACCACAGGCAGCTTACCCTTCTCAATCATTCCCTTAACTGCTGCAGGTGTTTTGCCAATTAGACGGGCAAACTCCTGATATGGAACCGCATCTGTTCTGCTTACAAGCTGGTTGTTCATCTGCTACGATTCTCCTTTAGTGTGTTTAATTGCTCTAAATAGGGATTAATTGCTCTAAAAGGTGATTCATCTATCGGTTATATAAATCTACGATAGGTGATAATGTTCAACTATAGGTGATTTTATGTCAATACAGATCCATGAAAAAATCAAGCTGATAAGAGAGTCAGAAAGGTTAAACAGGAAAGAATTCAGTGAGTTAACTGGTATTGTTTACGGTTCTTTTTGCAGCTATGAAGCTGGCGATAAAAAGCCGGGGATTGAACAAATCATGAAAATCCTTCAACACCCGCGTTTTACGAAGTACACGCTGTGGTTTATGACTGATCAAATAACACCCGAAGCTGGGCAGATTGCACCGGCTCTCGCGCACTTTGGGCAGCAGACAACAACGTCACCCCACTCAGACCAGAAAACTGGTTAACTATTTACGGCGCTTATTTGTGCAGTAAATGCACAGTGAGTTTTTGTTATGTAAATCAGAAAATTGAAGTACGCAGTAACATCATCGGGAGGCTTTATGTCTGTTAAAAAGCTCGATGATGGTCGATATGAAGTGGACATTAGACCGACCGGGCGTAACGGAAAGCGCATCCGTCGGAAGTTCGACAAGAAAAGCGAGGCTGTCGCTTTTGAAAAACACACTCAGTACAACCACCACAATAAAGATTGGCTAGCTAAACCGGCAGATAAGCGGCATCTGTCAGAGCTGGCTAAAGTATGGTGGGATTTGAAAGGTAAGCATGAGGAGCACGGTAAATCGAATCTTGGCAAAATTGAGATGTTTATAAAGATTACTGATGACCCCTGCGCGTTTCAGATTACGAAAGCGCTATTAAGTCAGTTCTCAGCAGTTCGCAGGACGCAAGGTATTAAACCGGCCAGTATCAACCGTGACCTCACTTGCCTTAGCGGAATGTTCACGGCCTTGATAGATGCGGAATTGTTCTTCGGTGAACATCCTATCAGGGGCATGAAAAGGCTTAAGGAAGAGAAGCCGGAAACAGGCTATCTGACCCAGGATGAAATATCCCTGTTGCTCTCAAGGCTCGACGGGGATAACAAAAAGATTGCGATTCTTTGCCTTAGCACAGGCGCGCGGTGGGGTGAAGCGGCGCGACTGAAAGCAGAAAACGTAATTCACAACAGATGTACGTTCGTTAAAACCAAAACGAACAAACCGCGAACCGTTCCGATCTCGGACGAAGTGGCGGCACTTGTGACCGGCAATAAGCGTGGATTCCTGTTCCCTGACGCTAACTACCCGGCTTTTAGGCGGTTGATGAAGGAATTAAAACCTGATTTACCCGCAGGACAGGCGACTCACGCTTTACGGCATAGCTTCGCTACTCACTTTATGATTAACGGCGGGAGTATCATCACATTGCAACGGATTTTAGGGCATTCACGAATTGAACAAACGATGGTGTATGCGCACTTTGCCCCTGAATACCTTCAGGACGCAATTACGCTAAATCCGCTACGGGGTGGAGTGGTCGCCAGTGTCCACACAGTGTCCACAATGTAGTGTTTAATAGTGGCTTTCAATGGTCTTGTGTGCCGCGCAAACCCGCATTGCACCGTTGAAAGCCCCTGCTGTAAGGGGGTTAAATCTCCCTTACGCAGGCTTATTTTTTTGCCTTTCATCCTCTTCTTAACCGTTTTTCCTCGCGCTGCGATACACTTCTGAGAGACCCGAACAGGAGCAACGTGGATGGCAACCTATCCGGCAAGTTTATTAATTCTCAATGGCAAAGGGGCCGGCAACGACCTTTTACGCCAGGCCGTAACCCTGTTACGCGATGAAGGCGTGGTGATCCACGTGCGTGTGACCTGGGAGAAAGGCGACGCGGCGAGGTATATCGAGGAAGCCTGCGAGCTGGGCGTGGAGACGGTAATCGCCGGCGGCGGCGATGGCACGATCAATGAAGTGGCTACCGGGCTGATTGCGCTACCGGAATCCCGACGCCCGGCGTTGGGGATCTTACCTCTTGGTACCGCCAACGACTTTGCCACCAGCGCGGGGGTACCAGAGAGTCTCGACAAAGCCCTTCAGCTGGCGATTGCCGGAAAAGCCACGGCGGTGGATATCGCTCAGGTTAATGACAAAACCTGCTTTATCAATATGGCAACGGGCGGCTTTGGCACCCGCATAACCAGCGAAACGCCGGAAAAACTGAAAGGCGCCCTTGGCGGAGTTTCTTATCTTCTTCATGGGCTGGTCAGGATGGACCTGTTAAAACCCGACAGCTGTGAAATCACGGGGGAGAACTTCCAGTGGAAAGGCAACGCGCTGGTAATTGGCATCGGTAACGGCCGTCAGGCGGGCGGCGGGCAGCAGCTTTGCCCCGATGCGCTGATTAACGACGGGCAGCTGCAATTGCGTATTTTTACCGCCGACGAGCTGCTCCCTGCCCTGCTCACCACCCTGACCAGGCCAGAGCAGAGTCCAAACATCATCGACAGCCAGTCGGCCTGGTTTGAGATTAACGCTCCGCACGGCATGACCTTCAACCTGGACGGCGAACCCCTGAGTGGCACCCATTTTCGCATGTCGTTACTGCCGGGGGCGCTGAATTGCCGCTTACCGCCAGACTGCGTACTGCTGCGCTAACAGCTCGCTAATCAGCGCGTAAAAGCAAAACGGTAACCCGAGGGTTACCGTTGTTTTATGCTGCCCTAAACAGAACCTGCTAATACACCGCCACCGCACGCGCCATTTCACGCGAGTACTGCTGGCTGGCGTTGACCAGCATCCGCGTGTAATCACTCTTCGCATCCCCGGCCACCAGCGCATCCACGCTCAGCGTTTCGAGGATCTTGCCGTACTGCATCACCGCCACCTTCTGGCAAAGATGAGCAATTACCCCCAGATCGTGGGTGACCATCAGGTAGGTCAGATTCGATTCACGCTGTAATTCCGCCAGCAGGTTCAGGATCTCCGCCTGTACCGACACGTCCAGCGCCGAGGTGGGCTCATCCAGCAACAGCACTTGCGGTTCCAGAATCAGGGCGCGGGCGATGGCCACACGCTGGCGCTGCCCGCCAGAGAGCTGGTGTGGATAGCGGTCGCGGAAAGCCCGGTTCAGCCCTACCCGATCCAGCAGGGCGTGAATGCGGCGATCCCGGTCCTTGAACCCGTGAATTTGCAGCGGCTCTTCCAGAATATCGCCGATGGTGTGGCGCGGGTGCAGGGAACCGTAGGGATCCTGAAATACCATCTGCACCCGGCGACAACGTTCAGCATTGATGCTGCGCCCGAGCGCGACACCATCAATAGCCAGCGCCCCTTCCCAGTGGGTGAACAGCCCCGCCAGGCATTTCAGCACCGTGGTTTTACCGGAACCCGACTCCCCCACCAGGCCGTAAATCTCCCCCGGCTGCACATGAATGTTCACGTCGTACAGCACCTGGTTGCGTTTTTCACCCTCGCCGAAGGTCAGATTGAGGTTCTTTATATCGATCATGCTCCCTCCTTATTCGCTCAGCCAGCTGGCCTGACGTTGCAGCACCGGCAATACCGGGCGGCGGTGGTTAATCTCCGGCAGGGCATCGATCAGCCCCTGGGTGTAAGGGTGTTGCGCATTGTGCAGTTCGCTGGCGGCGATGGATTCCACCACCCGCCCGGCATACATCACCAGCACCCGGTCACAGAAACTGCGCACCAGGTTGATGTCGTGACTGATAAAAATCAGCCCCAGCCCGCGCGATTGCACTAAGTCATCCAGCAACCCCAGTACC